GAGCTTTACCCAAGCGAACATGGCAGGCATCCAGATCGCGTCAAATCGGGCAGCAATCTTTCCGCCGTTGCGCCTGCCTGTAGCGTTGCGGATTGTTTCCGGCATGTCTGAGAGCATTTGCGCGGCGCGCTCCTCCTCGTCGGTCACAGCACGCATTCCAATTGCGAATTTGCCATCGGCGAAGGACTTGATATGCGCGATGGCGCAATATACGTGCAACAGCTCGAGATCGTCGGCGATCTGCTGCCAATGGTCCTCTGTCCTTGCGCTGATCATCCGCGCTGGCAGGGCTGCGGCTTCGGTCATGTCCTGCGATGGATCGCGCCAGACTTTAGCGAGCGACAAAGGGCCGACAGTCTTATTGTCGAGGTGATAGCTGATCGTTCCCGGCTCGTCGGGATCGTAGGTCACGCCCTTTGAATAGACGTTAGAAACACCTGGAGTTCCCGGTTCAAGCTCGACGCCAGCCGTGACACAAGCCGCGAAGAATCGCGGGCATTGCGTTGGGATGATGTTAACTCCCGCCCCTTTTAATTCACTCATCCTCAGGTGATATCAGGATGCTTGGTAAAGTTCACCGTGGCCGTGGCCAGAGCGCCTCGCGATTGACTGATTTCGATGTCGTCCATGTAAAAGCCGCCCGTGGTGATGCCGTAGCCAGAGACGGAATTTGCGATGGTTTCGGCAGTTCCGAAAGCAACGCCAAGCACAGCGGAAAGGGCAGAGGTGTTAATTTCTCCAGTGATCGTGCAGGTGGAGGCGGTGAGGAAGTTGTAGACGAAGCCCGTGGGCGATCCGCCTTTGTCTTCGATGAAGATCTTTTCGTTGGTCCAGCCTTGGCGGAAATCGGAGATATTGATGGCCGTTTCAGCAGCGGAGACGCCTTTAATGAAATTGGTGGCAGAGACAAATGTGGGAGTGGGCATGGCTCAGATGGGTTGAATGGTTGCGACAAGAGAATAGGTCACGATGCGGTCGTTTTCGTTCTCGACCGTGCGAGGCGCTCCGATCATTTCGACGGCTTGCCCTCGCGGCATGGTAAAGGATTTGGCTGAGTAAGCGGAAACCGTCTGCTTTGCAGAGTCGGCATTGCCGATCATTTCGCGCATGAGTTCGCGCTGTTGTGCATCAAGATTGCGCGTCTCGATGTCGATGGAGACGGGGAAGATGTTGGTTCCGATTGGCTCTTCTGCGCCGCTTTCGGCCTTGATGCCAATGGAGGTTCCAACGCGATCTAGCGGCTTGCTAGACGTAGCGATGAGGATACCAGGGAAAGCATCACGGAAAACCCGTGCGATGCTATCCTCGACTCGCTCTGCGAGGTCTGGGGTGGTATCAATCATTCGTCAAATCAATAGAAAGGATTCGTTCGCCTTCGGGCTTGATTGCCGTGATGCGATATTTCTGCCCTTGGTAAAAGACGGGCGCTTGTTTGCGCGGCGTCGTGCCTCTGTTTAATATCGTAGCGGTGAGAGTGCTTTCGCGGTTGTCGATTCCAAACTCGCTAGCCTCAAAAGAGGTGTCGCCTTGTTCGATAATTGCTCTCATCTTGACGCCGTCGATCTCGATCATCTTGCCTTCAAACGCGATCAGATCGGCAAGAGCAGCTTGATGGTCGAGGGTCGCATAGCTCATTTTAGGATGGCTTTGACTTTGGCGGTAAGGCTGGCGTCGAGACCTTCGGCAATAAATGCCGTGAGGTTCTTCCGCTCGTCCTCGATGACCGTCTCCTGATCCGGTGTGCCGTTGAGCATTTCAACAATGTCAACGATGCGCTGGATGCGGTTAACCCTGTCCGCAGTCGCACCAGGGGAGGGAAGAGGCGGAACCTCCCCCGGTGCGTCGTCGGCTTTCGCTTCTGAATTTACTGCGGGCATGAGTGGGATTTTTTAGCAGACCACCGTGTAGGTGAAGCTGGTCGCGATGTTGGAGCCACCGCCAGTTTCGACGGCTTGGTTCACTGCGACGTATTCGCCAACGTTCTGGCCAAGCTCGAAATCGACGTAGCCAGCGTCGAAACCGGTATTTCCGGTGATGACGAACGTGGCAGTCGGATCGGCTTCGGCAGCAAGCGCTCCGGTCGCTCCGCTCTTCAGCGTAAGCGTAAGGAGCTTGGTGGCGACGAGGACGCTGTTCGCAGGCCAAGAAGCGCGGAGCTTCATGCCTTCGCGATGCGGTCCGGCGGGGCCGATGTAGATTTCATCGGAGTCATTGTTTGCGGCGGCGGCGGGGAGCGCCTTGGTAACGCTCAAGAGAGCGTCGGCACTGTTTCGGCGATTAACTTTTTGTGACATGGTCTTAGTTAGTTAGGGTTGTCAGAAGGGGTTGAATCACACGGTTTCCGCGTTGGAAAGGTTGATGGTTTGATAGATCGGGACACCTTGATACTCCTCGGGCATCGGAGCGGGAGCGCCGATGGGCGAGTAGGTGGTGCGGCTGACCTGGAGCTGCTCGATGGAGCGAGGCGTTGCGAAGATCGCATTCGGGTTCATTCCGAGTTCGCGAGCTTGGCGGAATGCCTTTGCGAGGAGGGCATCGGTGAGGCCCTTACCGGAATCGGTTCCGATGTTCTTGATGCGGATCGCGCGGTTCTTGTTCGCGAGGCGGGGAGCAACGCGGCCCGAGATCCAGTTTTGAAGGCAGCGGAGGCTGTTACCGTTCGCGTCGTCAACCGTCTCTTCGGTCCAGTCTTCACCAAACAGGAGGGTGTTGTCATTGCCGTAGACGTGGTCGCATTCGCCTTGGAGAAGCTCCATGATCCAGACCGAGGTCTTCGCCGTGGAACCGGTAGCATCGACAACGTGTGTCGAGGCGCTGTTGGACTGAGCGAGGAAGCCGGGAGCGGCCTTGGCGTCAACGCTTGCTTGAGTCGTGCCGGCATACCACTGCTGGAATGCGATGTGGCTAAGAACGGCCTTGGTCACGCTGCGAGCTTCGGCGGTGAGGACACGGGCCGGATCCTTGCTGGCGTTGAGAACGCCTTGGATGTCCACGTTGATGAACTGCTCGATGATCGAGGTCTGGAAGATCCGCGATGCGAAGGTTCCCTTCTTGGCGCTCGTTCCTTCGTTGGCATTCCGGTATCCGACGGAGGGATTGCCAGTCTGAATCGAGAGCGTAACGGTGTCACCGGAGATGGTATCAACCGGGAAGACTGCGATTTCGGGATACATCGCGACCACTTCCTCGACGATCGGCATACCGATGCCCTCATCGATGGCGAGTTTGTCGACAAGCGTCACGGATCCGGTCAAGGAGCGGTGAAACGGAGTCTGGCTCCCACCGATGTAGTTGCGCGAAAACTCGCGAGCTTCGGAGTAAGTCGGAACAACGATGTTGCGGCCCCGATCACCCAAGGCACGCTTGGCGTTCTCCGCCCAGGTGCTTTGAAGGTATTGGCGAGTGCCCTTCTTGACGGGTTCGCTGACGATTTCGACGCGACCAGCGGAGTAAGCGGGGTTTTCGGTTTTCATGGAGTCAAGGAGTTGGCGCTTGTAGTCATCGATGCTCAAACCGCTTTCGATGGCTTTGGTGATCTCAGCCTGGTTGCGGCGGAAGCCATTACCGCATTCGGTAATTTCAGCGGCGCGCTTGCGATCTTCGGCGATTGCGCGAGCGGCTTCTTCCTTCGCGAGTTGAGCGATTTGAAGCTTGTTGAGTTCCCGTTCCACCTCAGCGGCGGCGCGGACTTCGTTCTTGGTTTCCGCCGGAGCGATCGCAGCGGGAGCCGTTGCGTTGTCGGCGCGTTCTTGGTCGTGGTCTTGGTTTTCCATGGTAATGGAGGTTGAAAGTTCAGCGGCTCTTTGGCCGAAGATGGATGCGCCATCGCGCACGCCGGCGCCGTCGTCGGCGGGAATCGAAACGAGGGAGATCTCGAACGGCTCCCAATCCATGACGCGATAGGTCTCTTTGCCGCTCTGCTTGTCACGCTTTTCCATGACGAGGGCGTGGACGCGATAGCCGACGGAGATTTTGGAGCGGATCCCGTCCTTAACGTCTTGGAAGATTTCCTCTCCCTTTGCCGAACGCGAAAAGCGAACGGTTGCGGCTCCAGCTCTGCCGTCGATGCGAGCGGATTCGATGACTCCGACTTGCTCGCGCGGATCGTGATCGAGCAGGAGCGGCGCGGAATTGTTCAGTCGCTTGAGGCGAACGGACTTTGCGCCGTGGTCAAGAATCTCGACGCCCCAAGAGCGTTCGACTTGATCGGTTTCAGTCGAGAAAACAACGTCCACCGTGCGCTCGTCCTCGTTGATCGAGGAGCGGGACAGGTCGAAGGAGCGGACCTGGGGTGAAAACTGTTTTTGTGTGCCGCGCGACATTGCGAGAGACACAACAAAACGAAAACGAAATGCAAGGGGATTTTTACATATGCTAATTACCAAGCAGGGAATGCGCCGGTGATGTGCCTAGAAAGCCTTGGTTGCACAAGGATTGCGCGGTTTTGCCCATTGCGCGGAAAAGTGCGATTTGAGAGCAGGGTCGAGGTTTTTCGCCGATTCTTGCGTCTCAATAGGCTGGCAATCTGGTGTCCTCTTGGGGGCTTGTTGCGACTAGGAAAAGCGGTCGTT